CAATATCGTGTATCACATTCCGGTGTTTGTGTGTCAACTATACATACATTTGAATTGTCTGCTGTTACAGATGTAGATGTTGTGGTTTCAAACACTAACACATTTTGAAAACCTGCTGCACATAATGTAGTTACTGCAGAATATACAGTTGTTCCAGTAATACATGGTACGATAAATAATTTACATGGTTCAATTAGTAAATTTAAATCTGTTTCAGTATTAATATAGTCAAATGTTTCAGTTAAAAGTACACCACAATTACATTCTGTTGGTGGTAATGAATTAAGTGTGCATGTTAATATTTTCGGTACAACAATTGCCCCAGCAGGTGCTAAATGATCTGTTCGATGTAATGTTTTTACAAAATATGCAGTTGTATAAGTAACAGATGTATAATCATTAGGTATTATAGTTTCTGAAGATGGTGCAAATTCACTTGATTCAAATCTAACAGTGTCAATCAAATTAAAATCCGTATTGTAAATATACACACCAGTTAAAGCTGGTACATTAATAAACGGTGTAACCAATTGATCATACATTACTCCAAATCCCCTATCGGTAAGATTACCGACAATTTGATGTCCAAATTCTTGTTGCCAATTGTCAGCACCCAACCAAAACGATAAAGTAAATTGAGAATTTTCATTTAATTTATTGTAATTTGTAATTAATGCATATGAATTATTATTAAGATTGTATATTTTATCATCTAATCCACCTTCAATCACAATTTCAGTACCTTTAGCAGTTATAAGATCTAATCCATCTTGAATAATACTTCGTGATAATGCAGTTACAATTTCATCAACGTATTTTTCACCAATTCTATGGTAAATATATTCTGTACTTGGAGTGAAAACCAAATCACTTTTTTTATCAACAAATGTAAATTCTGATAATGGTAATTCACCAGTAATTGCTGCCAAAACTGGATTGTTGTATGTATCTATTACATCAACAGTTCCAGCAGTTAAAGCTGCAACATAACTAATCATTGATGGGTTGTAATATCTATCAACCCAAACACCTGGTGTGTTTGCATTATCAGTTAATAACCATGTACACAAATATTGACCATCATTATATGAATATGCAGATTGGTCTCGTTTTGTAAAAATTTTATCAGAATAATATGGTGCATCCCCACCAATTGCACCAGCTTTATTCCATAATGTATCATTTACATTTAATTGTTCAAATGGATATAAACTAGGTGATGTGTTGAAAATCGTATATTGATCAGGTTTAAACAAATAATCTGTATTATAACATTCATAATTTAATGTAATATTAGAATCACCAAGTTCTTGTTGATTACCAGTAAATACATTACTGTAAAAACGATTTTGAACTTGTGGTGTATCTTGATTTAATTCATGATTGACGTTATCGGAACGATAACTGTAATTTTTGTGTGTGAATTGATTTTTCAACACTAAAAAATTATAATCGATTGAATTATCTTTTATATATGAATATTGACTTGTAAATAAAATGTTGTTTGTAAGATTTAATTTACTTTTATCAGGGTTTGCTTTTAAAGAGTTCCGATCAGTTGTGTCATACGAAATCCACGTTGTATTTAAATTTGATGTTAAGTTATTTTTGTAATAATTAACGTTGAAATATGTGCTTGAATTGAAAAATATATTAGATCCTGTTTGGACAGGTGAAATAGTTAGTCTATCAGCAATATCACTAACAATATACGTTTGACTATTATATATCACAAATAAAGATAAACAATTTGAATTTTTATCAAGTTGATATCTAAAAATATATGGTGTATTTTGTGTAAGTTCTAATGCAGATGCAGTTGGTGAATATGATAAATAATATAATATATTATTATTTTGATGTGTAACTGTTGCACATAATGTATTCAATAAAGTTACAGTAAAATATGTAGAATTTGTATCAATAGCATCATTGAGTTTTGAATAATAATATTGTCCATTACAGTTGTTGAATGTTACAAATTTTGTATTATCATCAACCCCGTTGTATGCATATAATGCTAAAGTTGTACTAAATATATCAATATAATCAATAGGTTTAATGTTTATATTGATTACATCATTCAACAGTACATTATCACCCAATACAATATTACTATAATTGTTGATTTTTGCGTCTTTGAAATTACTAAAAATATTTTCAGAAAACAGGTTCAACCCTTCTGGTGTAATAATTTGATATTTTTTAAAATTCAAATCAGTATCCAATGTGTATGTTGCACTCAACGGTATACAGTAATCCTTTACGCTTAAAATTTGCATCACTAGTATTTATGGGTTCACGTCTTTAATACAACATTATACAAATTACCTGTTTTTGATTGAATTAATGTAAAAATATCATTTGCAGAAGTATCTACAAATTGTGTACTTACAATTTTCAAATTTTCATACACATTGTAATACGAATCTTGTGTAACCCTAATTGGTATCACAATTCTATATTGTGCATAATTACTAAATGTAAATAATATTTGTGCAGACAATTGTAAATAATATGTATTCAGGTCTGGTGTATAAACATGTGTGTATGGATTCAATGCTTCACTAAATGTACCATATTGTGCAATTCGAACTGTCTCATCAGTATTGGAATAGGTACGAATTATCTCTGTTTCATGTGTAAGTTGTGTAGAACCGTCACCGAAATCAACAATTGTTTTCAATGTTGCATTTTTACTATCATTTACACCTGATAAATTGAAAGTAATAGTTGTTGCACCTAAAAATACACGTTCATCCAAGTATTGTGTACCAGATGTATCCGTTGCTGTTAAATTTAAATAGTATGTATAATTATCCATAAATTGTTATTGTACCAGCAGTTTGATCAATTGATATTGGAGTTGATGTTAGTGGTGTAGTTGACACCAACCCTAATAACGTAAAGGTGTTCAAATCATACATATTATATGTTATTGCAGTTGCAGTGGATGCAATATTATAAACTGTTGTTTCATCTATATTTACAGTGTTACCTTTGTAATTAAATGTGATACTGTAAATATAAGCTAGGTCATTTGAGTCATTTCCTATAAATGCTAAATTGAACTTATCATTACGGCTATTATATGTTAATTTAGGTTTACTAATTCTAACAATTTTTGCAGTTAATTTACTCGCAAATACACCAGTTAATGTAGCAAGTGAAGTTGTATTCACTGGGTATATTTTTTCAAGTGTTGTGTCAGTATAATTGTATTTGTAAATAATTGGGTAATATGATACGGTATTACTATTACTGTTATAACTCGTAAGTCTTGCAACAAAACAATAGTTTCGATTTTCAAATATAAATGGTTCAGCACATGGTGCACTTACAGAAATATTTAAAACAGTGTTTTGTGTATTGGGTGATATAAATTCTAAATCTTTGTAAACTAATTTATCAATAATAAGATAACTTGGAGTTTCAATAAAAATAAAATTATTATAAACTTGTAATGTTTTAATTGTTGAAGCTAACTGAGTTTGAATTTCACTAGAATATTTGGTAAATATATTAGTCAAAGCTGCTGAAATATGCAACACTTCTGATGTTCCAATATTTCTTACAAATGCTTGACCATCTAAATCAACATAATCATACAGAGACATATCATATTGATTTGATGTAACTGAAGAAAACAACGTTTTAGACGAATCTATAATAGTATCAACATATGCACTCTTTTTATATGTGTAATCATAATCATTAACTAGTTTGCAACTATTACCTGCAAATGTATCACAATCAATTAATTTATAGTTGGTACTACTTGTATTACATGCATCAAAGTTAGTACCAGCATCATACAAAGTATTGTAATAATATAGTGTATTTGTCGGATTACCAGGCCAACTAGGGGAATCAGTACTGTATGTTTCAGGTAATAAACTACCATCTTTGAATGTCAGTGCACCTCCATCCACGAATAAACATGTTACATTTTCTGCAGGGCATTGTTCATATGGATACAACTCCCTGAAATGTAATGTGTATGCATAATCTGTAGCTGTTAAACTTGGAGACTGCGCTGTCAACCCAGTACGATTTGTATTTGTACCGTAATTACCAGTTAATGAATAATTGAAGTTGTATCCTTCTAAATTATCATATAGTTGGTACCCATCAATTACAATACATTTGGGTGCAGTACTAGGTATTTCTGTGTAATTTTTACGTATTTTTTGTTTGAACACACCAAACTGGTTACCGTATATGTCTGATTTCCAATCTGTTATAATTCCTTTATTGTATAAATTATTAAAAGCAACATTCAACCCAGATATACCAGTTTGAACACTATTATTAATTTGACCAACTGAAAAATAACTGTAGAAACTTTGGGTATACGGATTAATTCTTATATCACCTTCAGCATAATACATACTTGCATTATTAACTGAGCTGGTATAATCAACTATTTGTATCAATGGGTATTCATATGTACTTCTAGTTAATCCAGTTGTATTACCGTACAATGTAGGGTCTGGGAAAATGTAAACTTTATTGGGTAGTAATTTTGCATAATCAATAATGTATTTTTTATCTGGATATGAAAAATACAATAATCCCGATTTATCGGGTGTGAAAAATAAACCAAATTGTCTAATTGATTCTAATTCAGATAATTCTGGAACTGTAGCAGTCGAAGGAAAATGTCTATTTAATAAATTACCAGATGGATTAACTGCTGTGAACAATTTATCATATTTTGGTGACGTAATGTCTGTACCAGTTGATAGATAATAAAAATCAGTACCGATATATTTTTCAATTAATTGTTTTTTTAGATTTAAAAATCTATTATTATCTGCTTTATTAGCTGTAATATATTCAAATAACTTATCACCCGGTTTGCAATTTAAATTGATTGTATCGAAATTATAATTAATTGAAAAATTGTTACCAATTTCTTTTAAAAACACCAAATTACCAAATATGGATTTTCTTAATGCTGCATCAAAATCGGTAAACAAATCAATATCAATATCATTTACATTTGATGTGAAATAATCTTGGCGCTCTTTTGTTTGTACATTATAATCACTATAAGTGTTATTTGGATCAATATCGAAGTAATTATTATAAAAATCAAACAACTCTTCAGTTTCGATATTTAGATTACTTGCTATTGCAGAAAGTGGTGTTTTGCTAATTGAGTAATCAGTAGGTTGATCATTTTGAAAAACATAATCAACTATTTCTTCAAATACGGCATGTTTTATACTTGTGTTACTACCTTTAATTTTATTTCGTTCAACTTGAAACGTTAATTTATCTCGTTTTTCGATGTAAAACTGGCATATTTCAATTAATTTACGGGAATAAAATGGTATAATAATTGCAACATCATTTGAATTATTATAATCAATATTAGACAAGAACCGTTTTTCTTCACTTGATGTATAATTTATTGAAATATCTTTAATTAATTCAATATATCTATCTCTAATATTGGCTGTAACTACATCAGCCGTATTGTTTTTTAATGTGTACCATTTTTGTAAATAATTTTGATACGATACATTATATTCATGTGGTGTTATTACTTCTTTTGAAAATTTCAAAAAATCATAAAAAGTCAGCGGAGACTGATTATCTAATGCATGTGACTGAACGACATTTTCGTTAGTAATAGAATTAGGTAATGTAACTTTTTTAAATGTTACTGTATCAATTGGCATATTAGTATTTAATTGTCAACGTTAACCTAACTGGTAAATACTTGCATGCCTTTATATAATTGATATGTTAACATGTTTTCCATAACATTTTGCCAATCAGGCCTGGTACTTAAATTTTCAGATATGGTTGTTAATGTATCCTCCCAGTTTATAATACCTTCTAATTGATTATTAGCTTGAGTGGGTATATATGTGTAAAATATATATGAATTGTTTATTTCATCTAATGTATAATCACTTGGTAACACTAAATTCCACCCCCAGTAGTTACTGTAAGTGGATAATTCATATGTTTGTGTTGTTGAATTTCTAAATGTTGTATGATTCCCACTCAAAACATCAGTATTTAACAATTTGTATGTTTCACTGAATTTTTCATATGCAACAATAGGAACTGCTGCACTTCCTGCAGTCAAAATTGTTGTGTAAAAATTAAGTTTATCACCTAAATTAATACCGTATGTATCACTATTAACAGTACCACGTTTATTGTAATTTTCTGCAAATTTATTTCGACTACCCCACAATTTGCTTTGTTTGATTGAAAATAAATCAATCAATCGTGCTAGATCAGCAGGGTATGAAAATTGAGATTTATCAAATTGTGTAGTATTTTGTCCAAATTGTTGATATAAACTTACAAGTGCTGGTATATTACATGTTTGTGGATTGTATGTGTTGTCAACAAAGTTTGAAATTTTTTCATACACACGTTTGCCTAATGTGTTGGGATTTGATTCAATGTTACCAACTATTGATCCAATAAAATCAGTAAACATTGTATTATTTTCTAATAATGTTTCTTGAAAAATGTAAGATTTGTACATTTCAGTAAAATCAACATTTTCATTAATTTTACCAATGGAATATTTACCAGTTGATAGATAAACATTAAATGTGTCACTATTTACAACTAATGATGGTACAGTTGATCTATATTTTGTCATCCATCGCACACCAGTCCAATCACCAACCGCAAATAATTTATTTTCACCCGAATTTACATTTAAATCCGGCAAGGCTGTTACTGCAAAACTTGTTGTAATTATTGAATTAAAGTTATAAACCCGTCTATCAGCACTGCTTACAAGTAATACACTATTTACATCAACCCCACCAATACCTTCTATATCAGTTAAATATGTGGTTGTGTTATTTGGTGAAGAACTAATTGGATATGTTAATACCGTTTTGATACAATCTGGTGATATTTTAACAACTACATTTTTATTTTTTGTTAACCATACATTTGAATCGTAATCAAGTGTAATATCTCCAATATAACCACATATTGGTATTTGTGTTTTGTCTCCAGTTTTTCCATTTATATAATATACACTATCATTACATTCATTCAATGTTAACGTACTGTTTATATAATTTTTGTAAACTACCCATATATTATCATTTTTATCTACAACCAATGCATCAGCTGAATACCCAAAATCTACTGTAATTGTTGACAGCACTGTTCCGGTGGTTGAATACTTAATTATATATGATGAAATCGGGTTGCTGTAAGTTACCCAAATGTTATTTTGTGTGTCTGTATCAACACAAGATGGTGTCAAGCTATTATCATTTGCAAACCCACTAAGTGTGAAATAACTACCAGATAAATCACCATAATATGTATTTGCAAATGGTGGTATTGCAACTGCATCAATTTTACCAGTTAATTGATTTATTTTTATTGTACTAACAGCATCAAATAATGTCACCCAGGCATTGTAATTACCATCCAATGCTATATATGATGGTGCAGCACTTGATAATGATCCAAGTAAATTAACAGTGCCGCCAGTAGATAATTGCATTGCTGATAAATTGAAACTGCTTAATAATGTTCCGGTGTTGTTGTATTTTACAATTATATCACGATCTGCATCAACAATCCACACTGATCCAGTTTCAGGAATTACTGCTACAGCTGCAGCACCTGTTGTGGATGTAAATATTGTTGATGTTGATATTGTTGATGTGGAATACCCACCTGAAAGTGGTTGTATGCTATGTATATACCGACTTTCAGGTTGTAATAAAAATAAATTTACACTTCTACCAGTTATTGAATTATATAATACAGATGCTTGTAAATATACATTATTACATTCAATTGGGCACTCGATATACCCTTTGAAATACCCACCGTAAATGCTTTTTGCGGTTAAATTGTCAAAATCTGCAGTTATTGTTGCATTACCAACTGTTACACCAGCACTTAATAATGAAATTTTAATGTTTCCAGCACTCAAAGCAGAATTATTATTAATTAAAGTAAGCACCGGTAAATATTTTGCAGGGTAATTGTTTGAATCTTGTAACCTAATAACAAATGGTATTTGGGTACCTGTAAATTGATTAGAATCAATTGTAAATGATTCAATTCCATTTGATGTAAACGATATTTGACCTATATCATTTTGTGGTATAGTTGCATAAAAAACATTTTTTGGAATTTGTTGTATAATTTGATATTTTGATTTAGGTAATGTGTTGTCTAAATTGCCTTGATCAAGTGTGTAATCACTTAAATTGATATTATCTTGTGAAATAAAAATATTTGCATTACGGCTCTCACATGCACTTAAAGTGTCACATCGATTTTCTGGTGAAAAATCATCAATAAAATATACATCAGCTGTACCAGATGTCCCAGCGAAACATGATCCAACATCAGTGCTGTCACATTTAATAATATTACTACCAGATAATTTATAATACAATTCAGTTGAGGTAGTTATTACGGAATTGACTGGAATTTTTTCATAATCATTAATATATGTATTCCAGGTTTTTTGAAAAAATCCCGCATATGGTAATAAATGTGAATAAATTTCTTTGTTGTATACATCTACATCTAATAATGGTGCATTTGTATTTTTACCATATAAATTAAATTTGTAACCATCCACAATAAATTTATCGTAATTTCTCCAACTATTAAATCGTGTTATTGTAAAATAATTATCAAAATGTGATGATATATTAGCCCAGTAACTTAATGTAGTTACTACAAAATTGTCAGGCACTATGTCATAAACATCAACAGTCTGTTTGTAACTATCAACAACACCATTACCAAGAGCATCAATCAAATATAAAGTGATCGTGTATGTACCGGGTAAAGAATAACTGTGTGTAGCAGTTACACTTTTCGATGTGGTGTTATCACCGAAATCCCATAATAATTTTTTGTTGGAATATTGATTACCGATATCAGTAATACCAGTTGGTATAAATGTAAATGGGGTAATTGGTAAACTATAACTTGATGTTGAAAACATTCCTGTATAGTTTTTTATGTAAAAATAATTATAATTTGTTTTGATTAAATCGCTCATTTAGTTGTTATTCTACAATAATACTTGCAAGTTGTTTGGTTTCATCATACAAATATGGAAATTGAAACTTTTCAATTGAAATATTTTGTGAAGTTGACTGTACACTTGTATTAGGGTATAATGGATTCCAATATATAAAACTTAAATTAGGTGTTTTGTATACATCACCGTTGTATGTTCGTTCAACCATAATTGATTTAACACCGGCAATGTTTAATAAATCAATATTCAGTTTATTAATATCAATTAATTGACCTAATTTATTATTTTCAAGTTTAAAGAAATTTGAAATTACACTACCAACTTGTGTTTTAATTTGTTCTTTTGATAAAACAGAATTATCTATACGTTTAATCTTTACAACTGTGGTGTCTTTAATATCAACATTAATAAGTTCACCTTGAACCGGCAACCCAAAACTAAATGCAACATAAATCGGATCATTCAATGTAATATTGTGAGTTTCACATTTTATTTCATTGAAAAAATTCTTAATTAGTTGTTTTTGAGCTAATGGTACAGTATTTGGAGTCAATTGATTTGAAATTGCTCCAACGGTTGGTACAATAAATATGTTGATATTGTTGAAATCACATGCATCGTTAAATTGTACTTGATTAAATAGAACACGCTCATTTGAATTCGGTTGTTCTAATCCAATATCATAAAAATATTTGATATATGTTGACACATATTCTTGATTATTCAATACTGAACTGCTATTAATAATATCTGAATAATTTTTTGTTAAAAATGCATTATAGTCAGTAGCATTTACAGCTCGATTTTGTGCAGTAAATAAAATCGGAGCATTTTGTCTAATTTGAGTAACACTTTCATAATTTGTTGGTGTTGTTGATTGAAAAAAGTTACTAACCGTTAATGTTTTTGATGTATTAGCATCAATGTAAATTAGATCTGTATTGTATATATCATCACCTATGTCTCTAAATTGTGCAGTATTATATAATGCAATTGTTGAAGAAGAGGTTGTGTTGGGTCCAACTGTTCCCAAGTTACCATCACTTTCTAAATAGTAAATAGCAACTGTATCACCTGGGTTCAATTGTTTACCATTGACATTGTTACCAAATTTAACTTCGTATCTACCAAATTCATTTAATTTTTTGTCAAAACCTAATGTATTAGCATCAATTAAAAATAAACTTGATGTTTCATTCCATTGAGACCATACACCCGTGTAAATATCTTTAACAAACACAAATATGTTGTTGTTGTCAATGAATTTATCAAACTCACCATTATTAGATGGATCATTCGTTATGGTAATTTGTTCAAAAGCCTCACCAATTGAAGTATATACTGGATATTCTTTAAATTTACCTTGGTAAATTAAATTATTATTACCAACAGATGATATAACTTCAGCTATATCTGTCAATTTTTCAAATGATATGTCTTTATTTGTTGAATATGTATTACCATTAAATGTAATTTGTGAAAAACGTTTTAATGTATAAAAATTAGCTGGTAAATTTAGGTCAGCATTCAAATTAAAATTCAACAATGCAGTTTGTCTACCTTGCGGTTTGTAACCAATTAATGAAACAACTTTACTCATGTTCTCATATAATTCAGTTTGATTGAAAATAACTTCTGATGCAGTATTATTCAAATAAAACAACAATAAATGGTAACTTAGTGCAAAAATATCTGTTAATGATGATATATTACTACCTTCATAGTTAATATCTGGAAAAGCCCCACTATCGTTCAAACGATCAATGAACAATTGTCGTAAACTTACAGCATCAAATGTTGCATATGCTTCCCTAGGTAAATTAAATTCTGTGTAATTAGTAGTTGCCATGATTATTTATTATTAAAAACGTATCCATTACTATTTAAGATACCAAGTATGCTTATACCCACTAAATTTAGTGTGGGAACTGAAAAACTTAATTCAATATCATATTGTTGTTCTTCTGGACTAACTGTAATGTCTAGTCTATCTATTCGAATACGTGGTTCGAATGTTGTGATTTGTTTGTAAATTATATTTCCTATCTGCTCGCCGATATTTTTAGTAACTTGTTCAAATAATAACCCTCGTAAATCACATCCATATGCAGGATTTAATATTTTTTCACCGGGTGAAGTAGTTAATAAATTTCTGATTGAATTTTTAATAGCAGTTACATCATAATCAGCTTTGAAATCTTTCTGTTCAGGGGTTTTATATAATTCACCAGTTACTGTAAATTCAGGTATTAAATCCAAGTGGATATCCTTGTATTGATAGGGTGCAGCAGTTTGTTTCTTGGGTAATGTATTTAAATTAATTTTTGCCATGAAAATATTTAATATAAACATTAAATACTATTGATGAACAACAAATTTATTAATCTCTGGGAATCAGCTATTCAAAGATTTACCCGTGGCGGCTTTTTAGTTGGTGATTATATTAACTTTATCGATGATTACAAATCACATGATAGTTATAGTGAATTACCACAAGAATTACAAGATCAATTACAAGATTTAATTGCAGGTGGCTTGCATATTCGTGTTTTGAATATTAAAGATACCCAACCTGGTAGATTTCCGGGTAATATTGATACCCAAAATGGAAATAGTGTTGTTTTAGATATTGCAGCTGATCATGGTGGAGGACGATACGTTGGGCAATTTACTATACCATGTTGTTTAGTGCAACGTATTGATTA